TTACCGCAAATTCTCATGGGTTTGCGACAGGGCAACAAGTGATTTTTGAAAAGATGGATACCTACGGTGGAAACCTGGAATATTCAGGCGTCAGCGATGACAACTATTACTACATTGTCCGCACGTCCGCCAATACCTTCACCTTACAAGATAAGGATTTCATCCCAGTAACGGCAGGTGTGGGTACTGCCGGAAGCTTCGTCAGTGACGGAGACACGCACCGAGTTGGAATTCCTTTGAGGCTTCCGTTTTCTTGGGGAATTGTCAATGAACAAACTCCAGTAATCAAGAAGCGAGATGATGAAGTGGCAAATCCAAATCTGGAACTCGCAAGCAGTAGTGACCCGATTGAAATTAGAGAGGATGGAGTCCTGATCTATTCAACAGATTCCGGCTCAACAGAATACTGGAATGCCAGCGGCAATTCTGGAATTCCTCCAACAACTTCAACCATCAAGCTCAATGCTGCAACGGTTGGCGGAGTCCTGAGTATTTCTGGCGTATCGACCAGAGGGACAACATTAGCGCAGTTTTTTAGCTACACCGCTTCTCAACTAGGACTCTCTCTGGATGTGAGCCTGCAATGAGCTTAATTTCTGGCAAGGCTTTTTTAGTCGATGAAACGATTAGCGACACAAGAGTAGAGGACTCACCTGTGGAGATTCGCAATTCTGTGACGATTACCGTCAACGGAACCGGAACGCTGATTGTGCGCTCGCTTGACGTGGCAACCACTTCCTCTGATATTGAAATTTACAGTCCATAATGGCGCAGGCATCTTCACGCTCCGAACCGTTGCTTGATTTTGCAACTGATGTTGCCAAAGCCGCAAACATGCTGCTTCAGATCGACGGTAGCACATTGCGAGTAATTAATCGGATTCAAACCGGAGCAGTTTATCAGACAGTCAGGAATCCAGAGTTGTTGGGGTTGAGCGTGAACCCAGCTTACCCAATTAAGAAGGTGTATAGCGAATTTGAATACAATACGCCTTACCCAGACTCTGTAACGCTAGCGACTGAGCGCAAGGTGGTTCAGGTTGAAAATTTGAGTTATGGGGAAGAACAAAAATATGAAGCACTTTCGACGAGTGAAGAAAAGGTGCTTCAATTTCTCAGAGCGATCTTGATTTCAGAAGCCTCACCAATCTGCACAGCTAGAGTTTTTGGAATTCAAAACGATTGGCTCTTGGGCTACCGAATCCTTTGTGTGGACGAACGTCAAAGCTTGCAGGCCACCATTACGATCACCTCAATCATTTACTCGTTTGACAGTGAAGAAACGACTATCAGCGGACCAACTGACTTGGACTTTGTAAGAGCTGCATGAAAATTATCTATACCAATGCAATCACAGGCATCAGCAGTTCAGCCAGTCACTTATCAGCAGATTATGCGATTGCCAAAACTGAGAACAATTATCCCAAGCAGCCATACATTGCCAACGCAACGAGTGCGACGATTACCGTTACTTGCCCAGGTGCGGAAGCAATTTTTTTCTCTTACTTGGCAGAATCCGTGACAGTCACATTCAAGGATTCAGGCGCAAGCACTCTATCAACTGAAACGTACTCGAACACTTACACTTTGAGCGAGCAATACCTACTCAACGAGAAAACCCATTGGAATGATTCAGTTTTTGTGGCTTGTCCAGCGACCACCAACACCGTTGAGATTGCTTTGACCAATTCAACAGACGTCAAAGGCAGTTTGGACGGATGGGTCACAGGATCTTCAGGCCAGTTGGGAAGACTGCAAGCCAGCAGTACAAATATTTATCTGGAAGAATATCCACAAATTAAACTTGGAACGTTTGTCAATTCGTCCCAAATCAACCGAATCACAGGAGACGGGACCGGAACAACAGATTTGCAACTAACCACAGGTGGAGATTCCAGCTTTAGCGTCACTTCAATGACGTTGCCTGTTGTTCTAAATACGATTCGAGCTGGAAAAGTGCTGGAAACTTATAATCCAAACGTGGGTATGTCGATCAGTAGAGATTCGCTAGGGATCAAGCAAGAACGTGATTCAGGTTTGGTTTACCGATTGGGCGAGATTCGCAGAAGATTCACTGGTTCGGTTCAGGTCTTAGAAAGCGAACGGGCAACCGCAACCAAGGTGTTTTCTGGCTTACGAATGCAACCTGTTGCTGCTGAGATTCTGGGCTATCAAACCAACACCGCAGTTTTTGGTAGCTTCTTTGAGCCTGCTTCCATTGCCTACAGTTACCAAGGAAGTCAGCTTTATGATTACAACTTTGAATTTATTGAACTGATATGAGCCTTCTTAAAGTCAATGAGCTTCAGGTTTTTAATGGCTCAACGATTACACTGACGGCAACAACGGTTGCGACATCCAGTGTTTTTAATACGGGTGGACAACTGAACGTCACTGGTGCGATCACGGTCACGGATGCCAGCACCACCAGAACGAACTTGGGTCTTGGCACAATCGCAACGCAAGCGGCTGATTCGGTAAATATTGACGGAGGTACAATTGACGCTGTAACGATTGGAACAACCTCAGTCGTCACTGATTTACGAGTCGATAATCTACAAGTCGACGGCAACACGATCAGCAGCACAAATACTGACGGAAATATCACTCTGGACCCAAACGGCACGGGTAACGTTTCAATTGGAAATTTTTCCTTTGACGCAGACCAAACCGTTGGAGCGAGTCAGGACAATTATGTTTTAACCTATGATGACGCTACTGGACTGATCAGCTTGGAAGCTTCTGCTGGTGGAGGTGGTGGCTCTAGCAGTTACATCGAACATAGCAGTACCGTTTCTGACTCACTAGCGATCAGCAGTGGCACTAATAGAATGTATATTGGAAACACAACCTTTTCGGGTAGCGGAACGATGGCAGGGTACTTAGTCATCAGTCACGGATACGCTAATTTTACTGGGACTGTCAATCTCGACACAACAGGCACTCTTAAAGTGGTGAGTTAAATATGGCAGGAGAGATACAACTAAACGGGACGACTGCACTTACCGAATCTGGTGGCGCAATCACGCTTAATAACGTAAACAGTGCAACGAATCGAACAAATTTAGGACTAGGGACTGCTGCTACTAGTGCATCCACTGATTTCGTTGGAACATCCAGAACGATCACAGCAGGAACAGGTCTATCTGGTGGGGGAGATTTAAGTGCAAACCGTACAATTAATGTCAGTTTCAGTGCAAATGAGTCTAATGTAAAAACAGCAATCAATGCTTCAGGCTCTGCTCCAATTTATGCGTGTAGAGCGTTTGGACGTGCTGGAACTGGATCTGCAACAGGAAATTTTGTTGGGCAAAATCTAAGCTATTCTAAATCTTCAGCAACACACACTTTTACGTTTTCAACTGCACCCAGTAATGATGATTACACAGTAGTCAGTTCAGCCGGAAGATATGCATCCTATAATTGGTTGGTTTGTATTACATCTAAATCAGCATCTGCTTTTTCTTTGATTTTATCAGATATTTCAGGCGCCCAACAAAATGACGCTACAGAAGGTGTCGATGTTGCAGTCTTTTTTTAAAAGGTTTTATGTTTTACACTAGAAACAATAACATAACAATTATAGCAGTTTTAGATCCAGCACTACCGCAGACGGTTGAACAATGCAAAACTACATTTGCTGCTGCTCATGGCGAATTAGACTGGCTATACACAGATGATGATATTGATGCAAATTTTAGTGATGCGTACTTGGGTTCTAATAATTACGATTTAACCCAATGTAAAGAAATTAAAAAAAATATGTTACGCAGCCAAAGAAAGCCTTTATTGGAAGCTCAGGATGTAGCGTTTCAACGTGCTCTTGAGTCAGGCTCTAGCACGACTGCGATTATACAAGAAAAACAAAGATTACGGGACATCACTAATCTGTGTGATGCCGCAACATCGCTAGCAGAACTGAAAACAATCAGCATCAGTAACAATTAACAAGGCCGAGGAATGCCAGAAGCACCACTAGAAATGATAAACACCATTGGGATCAATGCGTTTACCTTGTTGAGTTGCTTTTGGTATATCCGATTTTTAAATCAATCCTTTAATGATGAGCGTGTGAAAGCACAAGAAGAGCGAGACAGAATCAGAGCAGAAGCCGCAGAAGAAAGAAAACGGTTTGATGAAAAGGACACGGCTGCCGATATACGAATTTTAGAACTACAGAAATCTAGTTACCAAAGTTTAATGACCATCATGCAGGAAACCGCAAAAGTTCTTCAAGACCTACACACTTCAATCAATGAACTAAAGGTGTTACTGCACCAAGACAGAACGAAATGAAACCGCTACTGGCAGGCTTGTCTTTGCTGCTTTCAACGTCAGCTTACGCATTGCCTGTTGAGTACAAAACGCTTCACTTGGTTTCTTGGGCATACCAGTGTTCCTTGCGACTTGCTCCCACCTATCAAATGCAAGGCATGACTTCAAATCTAGCCATGCAATCCGCCATTCAGTTGTGTTCTTGCGTCATTGACCACTACCGAGAGAACCATAGATATGTAGACCTTCAACTGATGCCGTTACCCCAAAGAGAAGCGTTTGGCGAAATGTATAGCCAAGAATGTATTGATTATCCTGAACGAGAAACCTAATGGAATTTATTGACCACTCAGAGCATTTTTCGAGAGACGAGCTGAAGTGTAAATTCACAGGTGAATGCTCTATGTCGAATTCTTTTCTTACAAAGCTTGAAACCTTGCGGCAGCACTACGGCAAACCCATCAGACTAACTTCAGCCTATCGCTCACTAGATCACCCAGTTGAAAAAGCAAAATGGAAAGACGGGAAACCCAAAAGCACGGGTTATCATAGTCTTGGAAGAGCCGCTGATTTAGCGGTTTGGAATGCAGATGGTGCGCGACTTCTTCAGATTGCTATTCAAATGAATTTATTTGGTGGGTACGGATTTAGTTTCACAGGTAGCCAAAGATTTCTACATTTAGATGACAGAGAAGATTTAATGATCTGGAGTTATTAAATGGAAGGATTTTTAGAAATATTTAATTCTGTTATTGAATCTGGTGGGGTAGAGTTAATGCTGACCGCAGCAGGTTTGCCAATGGCAGCGGCTGGAGTAGGAATTTATCGAAAAGTCAGGAAGGCAAAGAAGCTGAAAGAGGCAATCACTGGCGGATAGTCAGAACCGCCACTTAACGGAAGTGTGGCAAATTCTCTGGAAGTGGCTCCCCAAGCTGGACTCGAACCAGCGACCCAATGATTAACAGTCACCTCATCGTTTTCGGCTATAGGCTAGACGAATTCTGGGCTTGCTGGATTCTTTCAATTTTTTCTTGCCAGTGTTTCCGCCAGTTCCCAACTTATTTACCAAGTCCACCTGCTGTAAATGGTCTGAATTCAAGTAACTCATCGTTGTTTGAATTGATTCGTGACGAAGTAGCATTTGAACATGCACCGGATTCGCAGACTCACCGGAAAGCAGTTCAGTCGCAACCGTAGAACGAAACGAGTGCAGCGGTTTCGCGTTTTCTATTCCTACCTTCTGCAAAGCCTTTCGCATACTCTTGGTCAAATCACCTAGCGAACTATAAAGCGGCTGACCTTTGCCGTTGTCCAAAACAAACTTCTCGCCTTGAATATGCTGCGCCTGAATAAATTCTTTTAAATCTTCAGCTATTGGAATGATTGCGTCTTTTCGACCTTTGACTTTCCAATCCTTTGTTGAGCGAAGTTCGATTCGGTCTGGATAAACGTTGTCCCATTTCAGCGCCAGCAGTTCACCACCACGCATTCCAGTGAATCGCAAAAACCACCAGGCACGAAGCAGAACCAAGAACCGTCTTCGTCTGGTTTCGTTCCAGCCTTGTTCTAGGTGTTGCCGCAAATCTTCGAGTTGTTGAGCAGAAAATATAGCAGGCAGCGGTTTGGACGAGCGAACGCTTTTGACTTTAATGGCTGCCGGAATCTGACCTTGTTCCCAAGACCAGTTAAGAATTGCTCGAACTGCTCGAAGGTAAGAGTTGCAACTGTGATCATTCAGTCCAGCCTTTCTTAAAGCCAAGACGAACTTGTCTGTCAGTTGTGAGGTGTGAAGCCTTATACGATAATTACCAACTACTTTTTGATAGCGAAGCAATTGCTGCCGATACTTGTCAACCGTCCTCTCGTCACGGTTCGCTTGAACGTGCGCCAGAAATAAATTCAACAGTTCTGAAAAGAACAAACCTTGTTCATCTGTGAGCCTCTCAACTTCTCGCGTCAGTCGCTCTTTGAGCTTCAGAAATCGCTCAACCAGCAGAGCGTTCAACTGGTCAGGCTCTAAGCCTTCAGCTTCCACAAAACGAATCAGAACTCTGCGATAACGCTTCTTGTTAATCCACAACTGACCAACATAGGCTTTTTGCCGTTGGTCATGGACGATTTCGTTCTTGTGGCTCAATATGTAACTTTTCGGGGGGGGGGTAGCTTTTTTGTAACACAATGGACAAAAGAAGAGCAGGCTAGGATTTTACTTGTCTTCAGAGCCTAAACTGGACTTGTTGGGCAGTTGTACGTTTGGTTGTACCATTGCGGTACGT